ACCAAGAAACGACATTTAGGATCGTCTTGAAAACGTTTGACTGCTTCTTGACGATGCTCTGTAGTAATCGCACCGTAAATACTGACCACACTTTCTTTACCATAAGCCTCTCCTAATTTTTTAATTATGGTTTCTATGTTCTGTACATAGTTAGCCCATATTATAAACTTACCTTCGGCTTCTTCCAATACGTTAAACAATTCTTTTAATTTAGGACATTTATCAAAAGTACTAATAGAGCCATCATCTGATTTAACAAACCCGTTGGTTACTTGATGTAATCTAAGTATTTCTGTTAGCTTATTAGCAAAACTTACTTCTTTATCCTTTAGGACACTGTACGCATTCTTCTTTAATTGTTCGTACACTTTCCTTTGTTCTTCTGGTAACTGCACCATTCTTCTTTGGTATACTTTTGCTGGGAGGTCTAAACAATCTTCTTTCTTAACTCTAAAAGAAAATGATTTTATTTTTCTTTCTAGTTCGTCTAAGTTAGTGAAGTATTGTGGTAGTAGAACAGATCTACCACCCATATTAATTTGCTTCATCACAGCGTATCTAGCTTGAAAGGTATAAAACGAATCAAAGCCTAATAAGGAAGTATTTAGAAAAGCACATTGGCTAAATAAATCTAAAGGAGATTTAGTAATAGGAGAACCTGTTAAAATTCTTTTGTACTTAACTAACCCCCCTAATTTAATAATATGCTTGGTTCGTTTGGCGGATCTATTTTTTATAGTAGTAGATTCATCAATAATCATCATTGCTTTATTTCCTAAAGGTCCAATAATTTTAGATAACGCTTGCACTCCACTACTATGACTCAATGCTTCAACGTTAATAAGAAAGTAATTTAATTTATCTAATTGATAGTTAAATTTTTTATCTACTTTATGTAAAGTAATATTATAATCTACCGAACTGTGCATCTCAATTTCTTTTTCCCAGTTACGGTATACAGAGTTAGGTGCCACTACTATTACAGTGTCTATTAATTGTTCGCAGAATAAATAAGAGGCATTATCAATAGCGACTTTTGTTTTACCTGTTCCCATCTCCATAAAATATGCGAAATTAAAAGAGGTTGCACCTTTTTTTAAAGCTTCTCTTTGGTGTTCAAAAGGCGTAGTCTTATATTTAAATTCTTGTTTCATGTTTCGTGTTTCTATTCAATTAAGTTGAATTAAAAAATAATTAAATTATTTTCTTTACAAAGTCAAACCCTTAATTTATAAACGAATCAAAAGGAGGTTCTTATGGACTTAGAAGCAGAATCAGCCCTAATTACGGTTGACACGGGCAAATCAAAAGATATTGCCAAATCTTGCAAAGAGTTATTGGATCTTCAGACTGAAATAGCCACGCTAGAAGAACAAGTAAAAAAGAAAAAAGAAGCAGAGACATTTCTATCTGAACAGACAATCCCTAACTTAATGCAATCATGCGGATTAGCCATGATCAAATTGGAAGATGGTTCTTCCGTGGAGGTCAGGCCTTTCTATGCCGCTAAAATCCCAGTATCCAGAATAGACGAAGCCTTTAATTGGCTACGTGATAATGGTCACGGGGACTTGATTAAGAACAATGTAACATTAACATTTGGCCGTTCGGAAGATGCAATTGCAAAACAATTGGTTGACGAATTACAATTAAAAGGTCATAATGTTAAGCAAGCCGAAAAGGTGGAACCGATGACCCTAAAAGCTTTTGTAAAAGAGCAAATACAAAAAGGGAAAAATGTTCCTTCCGATTTATTCGGTGTTTACATTGCAAACAAGACTAAAATAACCACGAAACAATAAGGAGACAACATGAGTAAAGAAAGTATGACACAAGCTGCTCCCAAAGAAGTAGCTGTCAAAAAAGAAGCGCCTCTTCCAGCGCAATTCAATTTGGAAGAACTAGCAGGACAAGGTAGTGAGTTTGTTACCGCAAGGGACGTACGATTACCTATCTTGAAAATTCTTTATGCTAATTCACCAGTACTTGACGAGAGTGATGGTAAATACATAAAGGATGCAAAACAAGGGGACATCTATAATGAGGTAACAGGAAATCTTTACAAAGGTAAAGATGGAATTATTGTTGCACCTTGTTTATACATCAACACTTTTAATGAGTGGAAAGATAAAGGAGACAGTCTAGGTAGACCAGTAGGTATACACACAGACACTTCTATCTTGACCCAAACTAAAAGAGGCGATGATGGTAAAGACAGATTACCTAATGGTAATTATGTGGAAGATACAGGTAATCATTTTGTGTATTTATTGGACAACAGCTACAGTCCTATAGAGACCGCTTTGATTGCTATGAAATCAACTCAAAAGAAAAAATCTAAAACCTGGAATTCTATGATTCAAAGTAGAAGACTGAAAGGTAAAAATGGTTCTTTCAATCCACCAGCTTGGTCACAAGCCTATAGACTAAAGACTACCAAAGAATCTAATTCACAGAATTTTTGGTATGGTTGGGTTGTTGAGTTTGATAAATTTTTAAACGAACCTAACATGGTTAGTACCTTAGAAGCTACCAAAGGATTTTACGAATCAGCAATGAAGAGTGATATCTTTGGTAAGATTGACTTTGGTAAAGATGAACCAAAACAACAAATAAGCAATAGCGAATCAGTTCCATTTTAGTTTATGCATAAGCAATTAGCTGAACTATTTGCTGGAGATGATTCCAAGTTCATTGAGGCCACCCTTACGGGGGTGGTCACTGAGCGTGGTAAGAAAGAAGCAAAATATACCACGCTCCATGAACCTGTTACGGAAGATCTGTGGAAAGGTCATTTAGAAGGGGAATATAAAATTGGTATACTTCCTGAAAAAGGAGAGGTAGCTAAATGGGGTTGCATTGATATAGATCCAAAAAACTACACAGCATACTCTACTAAAAAATATATTGATTTAATTAAAACAACCAACTTACCCTTAATTCCAGTATTATCTAAATCTGGAGGACTACATTTATTTTTATTTTTAAAAGATTGGACAAACGTAAAAGAAATTAGATCTGTATTAGATAAATGGAATGACAAATACTTTATGTCAAATGAAGTATTTCCCATGAATAAGGCAGTAGGTATGCCTTATAGTAATGCTAATGCAGCAGCTGAATACGCATTTAATGAAGATGGAAGAGGAATGTTATGTGCAAGTTTTATACAGTTAGCACAAGAGAAGATAACGACCATTGAAGCATTAAAAAACTTTAAAGAAAATTCTTATGAACCCGAAACACAGTGGTCACAGTATCCACCTTGTGTACAGAAATTAATTAATGAGAAGTGGCATGGAGACCATAGAAACAATTTACTATTCAATGTCCTTGTTTTAGAAACAAAAAAGAATGAAGCGATTAGTGTAGAAGATCTAATTACTATAGCTAGAAAAAGAAATACAGAAATATTTTCAAGACCTTTAGATGATAAAGAAGTCACCAGCTTAGCAAAGTCTATTAAAAAAGGAGGTTACTTTTATAAATGTCCTCCTAAACATCAGGAACTACAAAGCATCTGTAATAAAGAATTATGTAAAATGAGGACGTTAGGGGTTCAACCAGAAACACCTTCTGTTATAGATAAATTTATTAACATTACTTACGTTAAAGATTTAAAGACGATGTACTATGAATTTGATTATGATGGAAACCATATTGTAGTTACTCCAGAAGATATGAAGGATGAAAAGTGTTGGAGAGTTAAGTTTTTAAAGTATGGGATTTATTGGATGACCTTATCCAAACCAAAGAGAGGCCCAGCTCCTTTTGAATTATTATTAAAAGAAATAACCGTACGTGCAAAAGAAAATAAAAACATGCAGTTTGAAGAAACATTAGAAGACGCACGTTATAAAGGTTTAAAAGATTTCTTTGAAGACACTATTGAAGTAGATGACTTTAATAAACTAAAAGATGGTTACGTTATATTAGATTCTAAAACAAACATGTGCTACTTCAAACGATCTACCATGGATGATTGGTTTAAGAATAAAAAAAGCAGAGTGTTTAATTCTTCTTTAGATGCAATTAAATTATTAGAATGTATTCGTGTAGATTATGTAGAAGGTGTTAAGAATGTTTGGTCAGTACAAATGCCAGATTTTGTAAACCAACAATCAATTAAAGTTAAACCAAAGGAAGATAACGTATCTGAAATGGATGATGCATACCACACGGGAAAATTTAGAAGCCCTCAAGCTTAAAAAGATTTACCGTAAAACGGTAAAGATTTATGGGCCTCCAGGAACAGGAAAGACCACTACGCTAGTAGAGAAAGTAGTGCGTAAGTATTTAAAAAAAGGAGTAGACCCAGAACAAATAGCTTTTATATCCTTTACTAACAAGGCAGTAGACACCGCTAGAAAGAGAACACTAGGAGCCTTTCCACAATTTTCTGAGCAACAATTTAGTAGATTTCAAACCTTACATAAATATTGCAGACGTTACTTTAATGAAAACATCTTTGATATTAAGGAATGTATGATTGATTTTGCATTAGAAGAAACCATTATCAAGCATACTGACAAACGATTAGATGATGAGGGTTTTGTATATAAAGATTGGTCTTTATCTATTTATGATAAATCAAGAAACATGATGAGGCCTTCTATAGACGTATATAAAGAAGAGTCTTATAAAAAAGACAATATAGATCTATTTCAAAAAAAGATTACTGCCTATGAAGCGTTTAAAAGATCTAACTACAACAACCCTTTAATTGATTTTACGGATATGATTGAGAGAGCTATTGACGAAGTAAGCTTCCCACCGATTGAAGTATTAATACTAGATGAAGCCCAAGACTTTACTCCCTTGCAATGGTCAGTCATCTATAAGATCGTAGAAAATGTAAAGAGAGTATATCTAGCAGGGGATGATGATCAGGCTATTTATAAATGGAATGGTGCAGACCCTAAATATTTTACCACTTATTTTCCTGGTAGGAAAGTAGTATTACGTCAAACGTATCGCTTTGGCTCTAATATTCATAACTTTTCACAAATGATTAGAAAAGACATTACCGATAGTATTGAGAAAGATTTTAGGTTTAATCCTAATAAAACAGGAGCGGTTAAACGCTATCTGTCCTTTATGGAAATTGATTTCTCCAAGTATCACGGCTCATGGTTCTTTTTAGCTAGAGTAAACAGAGTAGTTAACCAACTACGTATGCTGGCTAAAAAAGAGGGTTTTTATTTTTCAGATAATAAAGGAAACAAATCTTTTAATGCTAATGAATGGTTAGCTATTAGAGCATGGACAGCGTTAACTAAAGGTAAAGCTATTAATAAGAAAGAAGCACAGATGGTTTTTAAATACATAAGAGAACTTAAAAACCCTAGCTTTAGAGAAGATTTGTTTTGGAAAGATCAATCAGAGTACACCAAATATACTTTAGACTACTTAACACAAGAATGTGGATTAGATATGCCTGATGATATGAAGACTAAAACATGGATGCATGTTTTAAATAGAAATTTTATACCTAGCCGTAAATTATATTTTGTTAGTTTATTAAAACGCTACGGACAGAAGACTTTAGAGGAAGACCCTAAGATTATTATAGACACCATTCATTCCGTTAAAGGAGACGAAGCAGATCATGTATTATTATTTAATAGATGTGATTACGCCTCAGACTATAACAGGAAGAATAAACAGGAACGAATAGATGAGAACAGAGTTATCTACACGGCTGTCACTAGAGCTATAGATAGTGTACATATTCTTTACTCTACTGATCGTTATTACTACCCAATAGGGAAACATTATTTAACTTACCAACAGGAGAAAATATACAATGACCGATCCAAACATGTTTAAACAGTTGTTTCCATCGTTACGACAAGAAGGTGGAGACCATTATTCTAAACATAAAATACAACCCTATACCTTTATAACAGCTAACCATCTATCGTTTTTTCAAGGAAACGT